AATCAAGACAGGATTTAAAGCATTTTTATATGAAGACATAAACGGCAGGGGTGAATACAATGTAAAAAATGAATTTACAACGCGAATACCAAATGATAATGTTTTCGATAATGTTTCACCTTATAGAGCAGACACACGCGGTTTAACTTTATTATTGGAAAATGCAATAAACACAACTGGAACGACAGATGTAAAAGGTGACAATGATATATTTATTGTCAAGTCTCAAAGCGGTGGCGTAAATTGGATAGCTGAAACCGATGAACTGATTACAGTATTAAATGATACTTCGATGTTTCAAGACGGTTCGTTTAATTTAATCTATTCACCAAAACGCAATTTGATAAGGCATTTAGGTAAAATCATGTCAGGACTTGATAAGTCACCAGCTTCAATTGTTCAATTTCAAACCTCAGATAAAGACGCTCAACTTGAAACTTCTGACGGCATAGTTGGACCGACTCACCAATTTGTAGAAAACGATGATTTAAATGTTTCTGACTTGGGTGATCCACGTTGGAATCCTAAAGCATTGATTTGGGAGGGTAGATTTTTTGAAGCTGACTACATTACTTTGAAAAACAATCTTAAAAAGCTGGTAAGATTAGCAACTGGAAAAGAGGGTTGGATATTAGAAGCAGACTATAAATATACAGAAAATAAAATAAAACTTAAATTACTTGAAAAATGGGCTTAGTTGTAAGTGTTTTAAATAGTATTCATTTTTCGATTGTAGATTCAAATCTACGAAATAGGGAAAATACGCTTACATCTGACGAAAAGTTTGCAGCGTTTTGGATGAAGTGTTATAAGCAAAAATTTGATGACGGCGATACGATTACTTGCCAGTGTACCGATGACGGTTCGGCAGCGTTGCCTACTGTTACTGTATATGCTAACGGCTTAGTTGATCCTTTGGCAAGAAGTTTAAAATCTACTTATGGATCACCTGCTGATAGATGGTATTTTGAATTTGATGTAGTAATGGCTTCTTATACCGCTTACGATAGATTTTATATTGAGGTGGTTAAAAGCGGGGTTACATGGCGAAGCGAATATATCCAATCTATTGATTTGGAAGACGACTTGGAAAATGGTAATATGTTAAAATTAGAGTACACAAACAAAGACCATTCGTCAGATTTTCCGACTCGACAAGTAGATTGGACAACTGATATTGAAATGTCATTATATATTGAATCGACTGACATAGAAAGCCTTTATGAAATGGAGGATGAAGTATTTACAAATATTGATTCTAAAGAGTTAATAGAGTCGCAGGTGTTTGTAGGGTTTAACTTTAAAACTTCACCTTTACCAAAAAACATAATAAGAAAAATAGCATTAGCCTTACGTTGTTACTTAGTTGTAATTAATGACTTGCAATATGTAGCAGAAGGAGCTGCGGAGGTCACACCAATGGGAGGAACTAATTTTGAAGAACTAAAGCAAAAAATGTTAGCTTCTGACTTTTTAGGATTAACAACAAATAGTAGAGGATTTGACATTGAAAAAGACATTGAAAGCGAAATGGTAATAACAAGAAAGGTAACAATTAATGGTAGCTCAAAAGATACTTTTGAAATACCGGCGGGTTATGTTATGCACACTTTTACGTGTGGGCATGATTCTGGTTCGGCTGGGGACTATACATTTAAAGCGGGTTACGCAGACGGCGATGATGATATAATTACAGATTTTGTAGGTGTAGTGCCTCAAACGGGTGGCAACGTACCTATTCCTGTACACCATCAATATTCATTTGACGCTGCTAAGACGGTTCATATATCAGTAACAGGTGCAAGCTCAAAATCTAAAATTTGGATTCAATTAATACAAAACGAATAATGAAATATTTAATATACATATTGTTTTTTATATCATTTGCAGGGTATTCACAAAACGCAAGATTTAAGAGGGTAGAAATAACCGATAACTTAAAAATTGATTCGATTGCTACAATGCTACAATCAGGTATGATTATAAACGGTTCTGATACTATGGTATCTGCAAATATTATTTATGATTATGTTGATACGGCTTTTCTTCAATTTAGCGATACTACTGCAACAATTGCAACAAGGTATGACATTGATACACTTACAAACGCTGTTTATGATACACTTTCAGACCATTTAGATACTTTGCAGGCACATAATACAAAAATTCTTGCAAACTTAGATTCTTTAGCAGACCATTTGGACACCTTGCAAGCACACGACTTACGAATAATTGACGTTGTGGACTCTTTATTTTGGTCAGATGACGGTAGTAACTTGTTTTCTAAGACTGGCAGGGATTTGAATATTTTATCGGGAAATATAGCTTGGACAAATGGGACAGATATCCAAAATGATGACGCTGATACGTTGGAAATTGCAGAAGCTATTACAAAAATCAGGGGTAGTTTGTTTGTTACTGGAAATATTTATGAAGATGATATAATACATTTATTTTCTTACTTTGGTGATTCTGCAGTTTCTTTAGCTTATTCAACGAGTTGGACTCATTTAACTAATGTAGGTTATTCAATGTATGTGCATGATGAATTAGACGGATTTACAATTTCAAATGATACTATTACAATTTTAAGGGCTGGAGATTACGACCTAACGGCTTTTCATACTCACGACGGCGACAATGCAGAAACAGTAAGTATAAGGTTTTACAACGTAACACAGACAGCTGGTTGTCCGGTTGCTGGTGCAAATACAACGAGAGGAGCAAATAATTTTATGACCACTCCAGTAAGTTCATATTTTGAATTTGCTGCAAATGACAAATTAATTTTACAATATAAAGGAGACGCTAATGGAACGGCTGTTTTTAAAAATGGAATTATTAAAATATATTATAAACATGAATAATATTTGTAAAAGATAAAAGAAAATTAATAACTTTGTAAAAAAAAAGAAATGAAAAAACTAATTTTAATAATTTTAATCGCAGTTGGGTTACAGGTGTCAGCTCAACAAGTTGATGTAGATTTTATAAAACAATATACATTAACGACATATACAATGGACGGGGATACATCTTATGTATTCAAAACGACGGCACAATATTATTTTGATATTCAATTTGTTTGGGCTTCTTTGGATCAAACGGACGGAAGTGTAAAAGTACAAATATCTGAGGATGGAACTAATTATGAAGACTATCCTAATACAGATAGTCTATTATTTAATTCCGCCGGAGGTTCTGGTATAATAAGAGATACATATAAGGGAACTGCAAGCAGATATATAAAATTAAATGTAGATTCTGGCACTTGTTCGGCTGGTACTTTAGATATTTTCGGTAATTTAGCAAAAAAGAAATGAAAAAGTTATTAATTTTATTCAGTTTATTGCCATTTGTGATATATTCACAGACAGGCACAGTAATAGAACCAAGAATAGACGCACAAACCTTAAATGGTTTTGCTTCATCTTACTTTGTTGACACTGCAACAAACCAAACCATAAGCGGAAATAAAACTTTTATGGATAATTTATTTTTGAATGCTTACGGGGTTTTAGGTACTTCTGGAATGATTCTTAACGGTTCAGATACTTTAGTGGACGCCAACGCTGTTTATGATTATATTGATACAACTGCCGTTTTATTTTGGGGTGATACTATTAGTCTTTTAGGCACAAAATATGATGTTGATACGTTAGCGGCTTCGGTTTATGACACACTTTTAGCTCATTTAGATTCTTTACAATCTCACGACATAAGAATAAATGCAAATTTAGATTCATTAGCTGATCATCTTGATACTTTACAGGCACATGATACGAGAATAAATAATAATTATGATTCGCTTTTCTGGTCAGATGATGGTACGGATTTATTTCCAAAATCAACAAGAAATTTAGATATAACAGGAACTATTCTGGCTACTACTTCATTAACGGTTGGTGATGATATTTTGAATACATCAGGGCAGATAAATGGTATTGCAAGCGATGGTGATGCTTCTGATATACTCTGGAATACATCAGACCAAATTACATTTAATAATGCTGGCAGTGGTTATGTTTTTGATGGGAAGATTTATTCAAATGATTCGTATATATGGGAATCAGGCACTGAACTTAAATTCAGAGCTGCAAGCGGTTCAACGTATGGTTTTGGTGCGGGTGCATCTGGCGGAAATGTTGTTACTATTTCAGAAACCGGAGATTTAGTTGCTGCAACAATTTTAAGTGATAGCAGTATAACTGTGTCATCAAATTTAATTAATAGTGTTGAAACTTCAATTACTGCAAGCACAACGCAGGCACAAGGACAGCAACCTTTAACAAAAGATATTAATGAAGTTGCAACCGTTGGAAATGCAAATGATGTTGTTACATTACAAACAGCGATAGCAGGCTTAGAAATATTTATTATAAATAATGGGGCAAATGTATTACAAATATTCCCTGCAAGTGGGGATGACTTAGGAGCAGGTGTGAATACTTCGACAACGTTAGCAGCGGGGTCAAATGTTACCTTTGTTTCATTTGATGCTACAAATTGGGAAATTAAATAATTAAAATTATGGCAGAATATAAAATTGAAAACGGAAGTCTTGTTTCAATCGAAACACATGAGAAGTCTTTTAGTATCTCAGATATTGAAAGGGGAATAAGTAATTCAACTGAAAAAATTAAAGAATTTAAGGTTATACTTGAAAAATGGCAAACTTTAAAATCAGAATATGAAAAGCTGGTATAATAAATTTAATAATATTACTAATATAAAATTAAATGGATAGCAAAATTAAAATTAGAGATGTTATATATATAATTCTTATAGTTGCATCAGCATTAAGTTCTCATTTTATAACAATGGGATCGGTAAACACAAGATTATCACTTACTGAAAGGGATATTGTATGGATAAAAGATAATGTAGATAAAATTCAAAAAGATGTTGGGGAAATTAAAACTATTGTTCTTAGTATTGGCAATTAGTTTATTTGTATTTTCACAGAAAAAAAAAGATACTTTAAAAACTAATGTCAGACAAATACAATGTGATCTTAAAATAATTAAGAAGAAGGTTGATTCTATAAAATTAAGTAAAAAGATAACGCTGTTAAAAATTAAAGACACAATAAAATGAAAGTAGGAATAAAACAAATACCAAAAAAGACGCCTTCATTTATTAGAAAAATAGGTACTTTTTTAATATCTTTGGGCAGCTCTGGAAGCGCTTTATTTGCAGGGCTGGGAATGAATAAATTAGCTGTTATTTTTGCAGTTGGCGGATTAATAGGCAAAGGTTTGACTCAGCTTTTCGGTGAATGAAATGGATAAAAATAAAGTTTTCGATTATTCTTAGAATGATTGATACATCATATAAACAAATACTTATAAGAAATGGAAAAAGGAATATTATCAAAAGCAGCAGAAAAAAAAATCGGCGGAGTTTATTTAGACAACCTGGTAAAAGCCGGAATATTTGAATTATTCGACGGACAAGCATTTACTTTTGCTGTCAGATATTTAGACAATAAATTTGGCGACGAAGTACCTGATCCGTACAAAACCGATATAAGAAATTTGATCGACAAAATAGTAGTTGATGAAAATTATGTCGGCACAATTGATGAAGTTTGTCTATATTTAGATGATGTTATTGATTTTCCCTTTATTGATGATGAAGGCGAAAAGCTTATTTTTGATGGACTTGCAAACATTTTAAAGGGTATTTTTAAAATAATTGAAAAAAACGCTTGACTTTTCTAAAAAGTGTTGTATATTTGCAGGGTAAGATTTTTTCATATTTTTAATATATGATTTTAGTTAATGATTGAGAAGCGGGGTTTTGGTAAATTTTCCCCGCTTTTTTTTATTTGAAAATTATGACTTTAAGTAAACATCAACAAATCTTTAGTATAAACATTGCGAAGCTTATTTTAAAAGCTAATGAATTAGGGATTGGGTTAACATTTGGAGAGGCACATAGAACCGATGATCAGCAATATTTATATTATAAAGGGAAAAAGATTAAAGACGGTAAACTGGCAGAAGGGATTAAGCGATCTTGGACAATGGAATCAAATCATTTAAGACGTTTGGGCGTTGACTTTAATTTTTTCATCAATGGCAAGTTGAATTATGAGTATTTAAAACTCCATGATCTTGGTAAATATTGGGAAAGTTTAAACGAAAATAACCAGTGGGGTGGATTTTGGAAGTACAAAGACACGCCGCATTTTGAAATGAACGTTTAATTATGAAAGCAAGAATATTAATAATAGTTGACAGAAAACGCACTTTAGGTAATTGGTTTCGTTTCCAAAAAATGAGAGGTGTCACCACTTTAGGTTGGAAAATTGGTATTTTTAGATATGAAATAAGATTTTATAATGAGGGTTTTAATAATAGTAATTTCAGCAGCGATTTTAATAGGATTTGTTCTATTAATTAAAGGACATTCCGATACAGTAATAAAAAAGGACGCTGTAATTGCAAAAAAAGAAGCTGAAATTATAAGGCTTCGGAAGGATTTACAATCACTTTATAAGATAAAAAAGGATACTTTAAAGGAATTACAGTAGAATCAAAATTAAGCTACCATATAAGCTGTATAACGCACGATAATATAAAAGTAGTAGTACACACCCAAAACAACTAAAGAGGGGGTAATTTAAAAAGGTCTATTCTTAACCAGATAGGCTTTTTTTATGCCTAAAAAGTTCAATAAATTACATAATGTAACAAAACACGCCTAAATTTTAGCACTTTTCAACTACATATTGATAAAATATATTAGTGTTATTTTAGAAACCTTTGTAATAATGTTACTAACAGCGACTTACAACACATGAATATTATTTCAATAACATTGACATTTCGATAAAATCGTTGTATATTTACATCATAATAATTAACCAAAAAATTACCAACCGGCAACCTTAAAAATTAGAAATTATGAATGCAATCGAATCAATTACTTATGGAAAAACAACTTTCAAAAATGAGAGTTCATATCAGGAAATTAGAAAAAATAACATTTTAATTGGATTTTACTGCGAATTTGTAGAACCTGATTTGTCTGATAGTCATATTTGGCACGAAGATATAAAAGGTAGCGTATTAAGTTTTGATGAATTGTTGAGAAATTAACATCTTAATCCGAGCCGGAGCGGATACTCCGGCAACCTTAAATAAATGGCTATCCTCACGGATCGAAAGAGGGGGCAACGCTTAGATGAGTTGAGGGGGTTCGATTCCCCTGATGGCCGCTAATTATTAACTTAAATTTGTAAAAATGGAAACAATTGATATAACATGGAACGACAAAGATGTAACCGTTTATGGAAACTATGTAGCCGGTCAAGTACATATTCCTTTCAAAATGGAAGGGATAGCACCAAGATTTGACATTGAAAAAGTTATGTACAAATATAAGGAATTGGATTTAATAATTTCAGAGTATGAAGAAATTGAACAATTAGTAATTAACCAAATCGAAAATTTATAATATGAAAAAATTAACATTAAAGGAATTGGCAATAAAACATGATTATTATTGTAGTGATAATAATTATTATAGTAATGAAGCAAGAGTAAGTTATGAAACTTTTTCCGACTTCTATGAAGAGTTTCATGATGCTGATGTAGATATGAATTTAATATTTAGATGGGATTTGAGAGAACGTGAAGAAAGTAAAAGGCATTATTTAGAATTATTTATGATGAATCAACGAAAAGGTATATTTAGACCTATATATATAGCACTATTTGATGAAAAAGATATTGACTTATTTGTTAAATATTTACAGCCACATATTGAAAAATTAAAAACTATTTGGAAACCATTTAACTTTTAAAATATTCTTAAAATCAAGTAATTTATAACGATTCTTAACAAAATAATACTTAAATTTACACTATGAAAAACAGATATATTGTAACAATGGAGTTTTACATGTTTGCCGAAAACAACGAAATGGCAATTGAAAAAGCTGAGAGATTAGCAAAAAAGCAGAGGCAAAAAAAAGACAACCAAGCTAAGATTTCTTTAATTCAGAAGCATGATTTTGGTTCTTTAAGTTGCGTAGAAATATTTAAACCGATTTATTAACATAAAATTTACAGATATGGAAATTTACAAAAAATTAGCTGCATTCCAAAATGAATGCCCAGTAATTCACAAAGGCACTCAAGGATTTAATTATACCTATGCTGATTTACCTTCAATATTAGAAATTGTAAATCCAATATTAAAAAAGCATAATTTAGGATTTACGCAACCTTTAGACGGTGAAAATTTAAAAACAATTTTGTTTGATATTGAAACCGGAGAAACAATTGAAAGTACCGTACATATTCAACAAAACGTACAACTTGCAAAAATGAATGTTTTCCAAGTATTAGGTTCTGCAATTACTTATTACCGCAGATATTCGTTAAGTGCTTTATTGGGTATTGTAACAGATAAAGATACAGACGCAGCGGGTAAACCGGAGAAAAAAAGTATTAAACTACCAGAATTACTACCGACAAATAAAGCCAATTGGTTAAAAGTAAAACAAGCCTTAAATAACGGTTTTACGATAGATCAGGTAAAAACAAAATGGAGGCTTTCAAAAGAAAATCAGGAAATTTTAATAAGTGAAGCGGTATGAAGGATTTCAAAATAAGGTGTTCGGCAATTAGTCAAATAATGGGTGATCTTGTTGGTATTACAGATATTCAATTAAAAGAATTAGACACCCTTCAATCTAAAGAAAAACGAACCGAAAAACAGCAAGAAAAACTAAACTTGTTAATAACAAAAAAAGATACACCAACTGAATTATCTGCAGGTGGAAAAACTCATTGTGAAAATTGGTACAAAGAACAATTATACAGCCGTAAAAAGGAATTCTCAAGTAAAATGACAGATAAAGGAATGATAATGGAAGATGAAGCAATTGATTTTGTCGCTGATCACCTTAATTTGGGAATGCTTTTAAAGAACGAAAAACATTTTTCAAATGAATATATGAAAGGTACACCAGACGTTATTTTACCGAAATTAGTTATTGATACCAAATGTAGTTGGGATTGCTTTACGTTTCCATTGTTTGAAACAAAGATTAATCCAATATATTACTGGCAGGGTCAGGGATATATGGAATTAACAAACCGTGATAACTTTAAATTGATTTATGTTTTATTAGACACTCCCGCACATTTAATAAAAAGTGAAGCTTGGTATTTTGTGAAAAATAACGGATATGATGAACTTGACGAAGAAATGTATCAAAGATTTGTTGATAAAATGACTTATCCCAATATTTCTAAACGTTTAAAAATTAAAATTTACAGTTTTGCTCGGAATAATGATGACATTGCAAAAATCAAGACTCAAGTTGAAAAATGCAGAAAATATTTAAAAACAATTAAGATATGACAAAATTAGAAATTTACAAAGAAGCTTTAGAATTAGCTAAAGCCGATTATAAAAGAAAATATTATGTAAAAGGTATTTGTAATTATATGCAAGATGTTGAATCTCTTTATCATATTGCTTTGACACTTATACCATTTATATTTGATAAATATCCTAAATTTAAAAAATACAAACCAAAAAACCAATATGATGGACTTTTTTGGTTTCCACAAAACAAAGAAGGTTTACAAAAAAGAATTGACATATTAAAAACCGTAATTAAAGAACTTGAACAATGAAAGCAAAAGAATATTTTAAAAGATTAAAAGAAGCTGATGACAGAAAAAAAATGTTTATAAAAAACGCAGAGGACTTTGCACTTGAATTTTCAGACATGAGTCATAAAAGGAAAATTAGTACAAACACAGGAATAAAAACACTATATAATGAATTTCATAAAAAATGGTGTGTTTATGCTTTAATGGTAAATACTAAATTATATCCATTTGATGAACCAGTGCGATACGAAGGGTTCAAAAATATGATTAAGATAATTAGTCCCGAATTAGATATATTATTAAAAAATTAATTATGAAAAATCAAACAACACAAAAAGAAGTAATAAAAAGTATTGTTTATCCAAATAATTGTTTATCTTTGTAGTGTCAAAAAATAAATAATGAATAATCACAAAGAAATAAATCCTATTAAAGTATCCGGTGACCGTGAGGCTTCGGGGGAGTGTTACATTATTAGCTTCTGATAATACTTTAGTAGGTTTTTTTATTATGGAAATTTGGAAAAATATTAAGGATTACGAAGGAATGTACCAAGTTAGTAATTTGGGGAATGTAAAAAGTCTTTCGAGAAAATTAAGAGTGCACCATAATAGTATGCGTTTATTAAGAGAAAGAATATTAAAATGCGGAATATTAAGACAAGGTTATAAAGCTGCTGCATTATGGGAAAATCAAAAAGTAAAATTATGTACAATTCATAGATTAGTTGGAATTGCTTTTATTCCAAATCCTAAAAACAAACCTTGTATTAATCATAAAAACGGTATAAAAACAGACAACCGAGTTGAAAATTTAGAATGGGTAACTTATTCAGAAAATATGATTCATGCGTTAAAACATAATTTAATAAAAAAGGGTGAGGAAAAATGTAATACACAATTAACTAATAAAAATGCATTAATAATTAAACTGTTATATAAAGAAGGAATATATACCCAAAAACAAATAGGATTAAAATATAATATTTCACAACATACAGTTAGTAGAATAGTAAATAAAAAATCATGGAAACATATAACAGAAGTAAATTAATAATATTAGATGTATTTGATTATATGCCTAATGAATTTAAAAGTATTGACTTGATAAGACAAACTAAAACAATATTAGGACATAATTCTATATTGGATGGGTCAATTTTGAGAATCTTAAGAACATTAAGTAGTGAAAAGAAAGTAAATTATGTTTGTAAGAAAAGATACACCGGTAAATATATAAAATTATGAAAATAACAATTGAATTTGAGTTGGACGATAGTTGGGAAGCCTATTATTCAAATGATGAAGAAATGATATATGACATAATCGGAGAACACGATGGAGTTATATATAAAATAATTGAATCTGATAGAAAAATTATACAAAATGATAAAAACTAATTACAAAGAGCAAGCCGCCGAAATGAGTATTTACCAATCACATGGTAGAAAATTAATATTGCGACCGTTTAGCCGAAACATGCGAGAAAAACACAAATTACAAAAGGGTTATCCTGACCCTAATTTTCTAAACACAGGGCTGGCATTAGTGGCAGTATTAAAAGAAGACCAGTCATTTTCAGAGTTTAAAGAGTACTGGATAAAAAACCAGAAAATATTTAATGGAAAATAATTAAATTAGAATAAACCAAAATATTAAAAATTAAGAAATGAAAAAGAAAATTAAACTTGCAATAGAAGAATATCAGTGTTTAGGATGTGTTGTTGGATGTGATATATCATGTTTTAAAATAAATACAACCAGTGGAGTTGGTTGTGGGCAACACTATGCAGGAACAGTGGCAATAGGTATTGGTACTTTCTTTTTAGGAATACCAAAGGGATTTAATCGACTTGGTGAGTACACAAAGCTTAAACCTAATATTTATGATACCTTTGAAAGTTCGGAATGGAGTTATGATATGTTGAAGATCCCTGTTTGGAAATATTTATCAAAAGATGGCCATACATTTGTCAGGGGAATAATGCCACGTAAAAATGAACCTTTTATTCATATATTTCTCGAAAATTGTATAAGTAAAATAAACTGTCTTGAAATTACTCCGGCTGATGTTGAAAGTATGGATTAAAATAATTCAAAAATAAACACAAATAAGTTTGTTTAATTGAAAATAAATAGAATGAAAAAAGATAATTTATTTGTATCAGTATCTGGTGGAGAAACATCATGGTATATGGCTAATCTTATAAAAGAAAAATTAAGTAACAAATATAATCTCCTTTTTGGATTTGCAAATACAGGGAAAGAAAGGAAAGAAACGTTTGATTTTAATATCAGATGTTCAGAATATTTTGAAATTGATTTGCATTGGATCGAAGCAATTGTTCATTATAATAAAAGAAAAGGATGTACTCATAAAATAGTAAATCAAACTAATTATTCAAAAAATGGAGAACCATTTGAAGACGTAATAAAAAAATATGGATTACCTAATGTTGCTTTCCCTCATTGCACCAGAGAATTAAAATCAAACCCATTAAGATCATTTGCAAAAGAATATTTTAACGGAGAGAAATTTAAAATAGCGATTGGCATACGTGTAGATGAAATTGATAGGGTTAGTAATAATAAAAATTATTTATACCCACTTGTTTCGCTATTCCCGACCATGAAAACCGAAATTAATAAATTCTGGAAATTAATGCCGTTTAGGCTTGAATTAAAGTCTTATGAAGGCAATTGTGATTTGTGTTTTAAAAAAACATTAAGAAAGTTATTAACAGTAATATCAGAAAAAAAATGTAATATTGATTGGTGGAAAGAAATAGAGAAAAAATATGAATATTATAGTGCAAATAGAGATAATTCAAAAGTTCCATTTAGATTTAATAGAAAAAATATATCGGTTCAAGAATTAATAAACATGAGTTATCCTTATTTTGAAAAGGCTATTGATGAAAAAACAAATTACGGTAGTAGATATAAACAATCTGAATTATTTAATTTAAATCTTGATGTTACAAACGGATGTATAGAGAGCTGTGAACCCTTTTAAAAATTTTAAAAATAATTACAAAAAAGCTTGTTTAATCGAAATATTGATTTAACTTTGCATTATGGTATCAGGTTATTCATATAGATTTTATTTAATTAATATAATGTTAATTGTTTGGGGGGACTCCAGCCTGATACCCTGCCCCCCTTCTTTTAACATAAGAGGGTATCATAATGGCAGAAAATAAAAAAGGTTTTGTTCTGTATGCTGATTTAATCCATACAGTAAAAAAATTACCAGACAAAAAAGCCGGTCAATTATTAAAAATCATTTTAAGTTATGTTAATGATGAAAATCCAAAAGTTGATGATCTTATAATTAATATTGCATTTGAACCGATAAAACAACAATTAAAAAGAGATTTACAAAAATGGGAAACCATAAGAGTTAAAAGATCGGAAGCAGGAAAAATAAGTGCAGAAAAAAGAAAGCAACAAAAAGCAACAAATTCAACAAATGTTGAAAGTGTTGAACAAAAAGCAACAAATTCAACAGTAAAAGATACAGTTAAAGTTACAGTTAAAGTTACAGATACAGTTAAAGAAAAAGTAATAAAAGATAATACTGGCAAACAAAAAAGTTTGCATTCAATTTTACAAAATGACTTTTTAAAATATTATAAATGGCTTAAAAAAGAGGATTTTTGCTGGTCTGCAAAAGAAGGTACAAATTTAAAAAGCTTAATAACAAAATTAAAATTTTCTATTAAAAATAACAACCATGAACCTACGGATGAAAACATACAGGCTACCTTTCAAAAAATATTAAAATCAATAAAAGATAAATGGATATTAGAAAAGTTATCTCCATCAATTATAAATTCACAATACAATGAAATCATTGGAAAAATCAAATCAAGTCCAGAAGCACTCAGGGAAAAACTGGTTAGAGAAATGGAAGAAGCCGCTATTGAGCATAACGAAAATAAGTGATGTTTTTTTGGCGAAAACTCCATCTTTATCATTAATTAAAAAAGAACGTGGAGAGGATGTGATGTTACATTATTTAACATTATGGTTATTGGATAGAAATAATTTTGCCGGTGGAAAAATGACTGAATCAGAGTTGAAAATAACAGCACAAACAATATATGAAGACTTTTATTTTCTTACGATGGCAGATTTAAAATTGTTGGCAAAAAGATTGAGACAGCGTAAATTTATAAGAGTTTCAGGAAATGAAATTTATAATGAATTTGAAAAATATTTTAATGACCGGTGTTTAGAATCGCAGAAAGGAAGTCAAAAAGAATCGGATTTGAATAAAAACAATTTTGCACAGGTTTTAACTGATAATGAATTAAAACGACTTTATAAGGATGTAAAAGACGGCGAAGCCTTAACGTCGCCTGTAAAAAATGACAGGGGTATTAAAAAGGAAATTCAAAAAGATAAAGCAGCATGGAAAGAATATGTTAAAAGCGAAATGATAAGAAAAGAAAAAGAACATTCAGAAAAAATAAAAAAATAAAGTTATGGGAGTGGATTTAAGATTATTACCACAGTACAGCCAAAACGCTGACTTTGCACATGATATTTTAGAGTGTGATAGAGATTATTATATGTTTGATATTATAAGCGAGGCTGAGAAACAAAATGGTAGGCAAGTACCAAGAAACGGAATAAACACTTTTACGGCAAGAGGAAAGAATGATGAAATGTGTTATGGAAAAACAATAGAAACTCCTTATGGTGGTGAAATGAATAGTGTGCAGGCACGTAAACTAAAGAAAGTTTTAGCTAATTATAAAACGAATAGTTGGAGAAATAAGGCTGTTATTGCTTTTTTAAATGAAATACCTGATGAACTTGAAATATGGTTATATTGGCATTAGAACATAAAAGAAAATAGCAGTATTAGATTATTTTAAAACCGCTAAGGAAATGGATATTAAATTAAGTGAAATAATTAAAGCATAAGAAAATGAAAAAAGAAGACTATTTACAAATTGCAGTTGCTGATTATTTAAGAATGCAATATCCGAAAGTATTATTTACGCACGTTGCAAATGAACGTCAAACCTCAAAAATGCGTGGTTATAAACTTAAAAGAATGGGCGTTCGTGCAGGTATGTCTGACACATTGATATTTAAGTCTAAATATTCTAACGGCTCAATAACTCCTGATTATGTTGGTTTAGCAATAGAACTAAAAATCGAACCTAATAAACCGACAAAAGAGCAATTGGAAGTATTAAAACAATTATTTGATAATGGCTGGAAAACGGCTGTTTGTTATTCATTTGATGAAGCGAAAGAAATTATTGATAATTATTTAAAGTAATGAATGGGTAATTAAAAACTTAAAGAAATGGAAATAACAAAAATCACTTACAAAAAATTGTTTTCGTTAGAAAATTATGAAAATGAACAAATAGGAATTGAGTTTGAAATCGAAAATGACACTCCTGAAATAGCTTTACAAAAGGCTAAAGAATGGGTTAATAAAAACAGCACATCTAAAAATATAAGAAATGCTTTAAATAAAGCAAATGATATTTTAGATGACTGGACAAATCATTCTATGGAAGAAATTCAAGAGGCAAACAAATTAATCAAAGAAGATTATTTACCTTTTTAACAAAAAAAGCTATGGAAATAAAATATAGGGCATGGGATTCGTATCAAAAAAAAATGTATGAATGGGATGAGATATGTGAAATGGATAAAAAAGGTAGTTTAACACTATCAAATTTATTAAACAATAGAATTAAACACATTAAGCCAATGCAATTCATAGGATTAACTGATAAAAACGGAAAGGAAATTTATGAGGGTGATAAAATACGTGATTATGTAGGAATTGAATATATTATAAAATTTATAGGTGGAGCATTTACGCTATCAGACGAAAATAATAATTGGGTAATACATAGCCCAGATAAATTAGAAGTAATTGGAAACATACATGAAAATAAAAGTAATTTAGAATAATTCTTAACAAAATTAGTATTAAATTTACATAAAATAATATGATTTTCTACGGAATAAAAAAATACGGTCAAATAGTTGCTGCGGGTGATAGTGATTATGAAGTTATAAAACGTCTCAAGGAGGGCGAAACTTATAAATTCACTGTAAAAAAAGACCGAAACTATGAATTTCATAAAAAGGTTTTTGCACTTTTAAGAATTGGTTTTAAAAACCAAGATGAAATAATTTGTGAGGAAATATATCGTAAACTTATGATTATACGAACTGGACGCTTTACTGGAGCTGAATTTGAGGGCGTTCAAATACCAATAGCTGATTCAATGGATTACGAACGCATGGATCAGGCGGAAATAGAGAATCTTTATAATGATATATTAAATTTACTTATTAAAGATTTACACATAAGTAGTGAGGACATTGAAACGGAATTAAGTAATTTTTATTAACTAAAATATATTAAAATGATAACAATTAACGAATATGAAGAAGCTAAAAAGGTGATTAAAGATTATGAATCACAACAAATTATTAATGAAGAAAAAATAAAAGAAGGTGATATTAATTTGTTTGATGTTTTAAGTACAAGGATAAAGAATTGTTTATTACAACATAATAAAAACTGTAAATTATATCCAAGCTGGTATAGAGATGCTGGAGATGAAATTATATTTGCAAGCGACGCTGCAAAGTTTATTAAAAAAACGGGTGATAAATATGCGTTTTTAAAATTAAGAAACATGGGACATAAATCACATAGAGAATTAATGGTATGTATTAAACCATATTTATAAAATGGAAGACAAAGAAAAAACCCATAAAACAATAAAAGAGCTTTTTATATATGTGTGGCAAAACAGGGATCATGTAAGCGAGCTTTCGGGTAAACCGTTATTAAATAAAAACCAATTTAAATTTCATTTCCAATTTCTCCACGTCCTCTCAAAAAATACATATCCTAAATACGCTTTAAAATCAAAAAATATTTTATTAGCTTTGCCGGATGAACACGAAAAGCAAGACACTTATCCAAAATTTAAGGATATGCAATTAAAATTAATACAGGAGTACATGAAAGAATTTTATTCTAAAGAATATTGAGATGAAAGTACAATTCATAATCACAACCGAAAAAACAACCAAGTTTAAAAAACGAAGTCGTATTATAACTGAAAAAGAAATCAATACAAAAGATGATATTGAAGCATTTATATTTTCAGTACAAAGGGGAATTCCAAGTATCAAATCATTTATTAATCAAAACCTAAAATAATGGATAAATTAGATTATAAAGACAGGGAAATGTTTGGTGTAGATAAAAGAACAGAAAAATTAATATATACAATATCCTTTTTTGCAGGCATAGGAATTGCTGTTTTTTTATTTTTAATATGGTTAATATTGTAACGAAATTGAGATAAATGACTGAAAAAGAAAAGAAAAAAATTATTGATGATTTTACAATAATGACAGCTAAGGCAACTTTAGAATTGTTTTATAAGCTTGGATTAAAAACACATATAGAAGCAATGATTATTAATGATGAGAATGGAGATGAATTTATATTCTCATTTAAAAAATTAAAATAATTGAGTTGTAAATATTTAGAAAACGGCATTTGTAAGCATAAAGTCATACAATCTTTAAAAGGATTTGGCGAAAAAATGAATTGTTTGATTTGTCCTTTTTTTAGAAAACCTGAATAAAATAAAAATTATGGGATATAAAATAATGAACAGAGAACTTACGGGATGTTCTTTAAGTGGTTTTGATTGTCCGCAAGTTTATGAAAGAAATAAAAAATACCATATTTCTAAAAAATACAATTCTTACGGAGATGTACTTGTTAAAACTCAAAAGATATTATCGGGTTTTCAATTAAAATTAAGTATTTTTTACAGAAACCATTGGTATTGGAAACCCGTCTATCATTTAAAATATAGAATATATTACTTTCATTGGTTATTTTTTATGTTTTGGATTGACAGAGAATATACAGAATCAAAGCCTGAAATTATTAAAGATCATTTAAAAGTAAAATAAATCATTGTTAATTCAAAATAATAACTATCTTTGTAAAAATATGAGGTTCTCAAAAAATATTAACAGCACAAACAAGCGGAGGTTATCCGAATTGAACCTCAGCCCCTCTGCTTTGTTTTGTGCTAATCAAAAATGAGGTTTAATGGAACAATTGAAAATGTTTAAACAAAAAATCGAATTAATAAAAGTTGATAGCGTTATTGGTTCAGGTTATGAAGAAGAAGTATCAAAATTGGCAATCGAAGACGGGGTGGCTTACAGGGCTGCAAGAAAAAATATGCAAATTCATTCAGCAATTATATTGAAAATAGATAATGAATTTTGTGGGTTTTTTACGTTTCAAGTAAATCATATAGCTAAAGAATTTTGTTTATTGCAATCAGCTATGGATTTAAACAAAAAAGACAGGGATATTTATATCAAAATGGTTGAAAAAATAATCGAACAAAACACGTTCGGTTATCCAATGATAATGACAGTTAGTACTAAGCATGACTTAGAATGCCCAAAAGTATTTGAAAAGGCAGGATTTAAAACATATTTAAATTTAAGTGGATTTGAATATATGGTTTACGGTACATTTGAACAAATAAGAATGAAACGCTTAGCACATGCAACTATGACAAACGCATGGACTACAACAAGATCGGACTGGTTAAAAATGAAAAAGGAATGGAACGCAAAAATAGAAGAAATGGGTGAGAAGCATAATATCCCTAATCCTAAATTTGCTTCACGTGATGGTTGCTGGCAAGGTTCAAACGGATATTCTAATGTTGTACTTTCAAGTAATGTAGTAGAAAACGGAAAAGTCGTTCATAAAAAGGGAAAATCATTTAATGGCAATGCTTCAGTTTTAGACCCTGTAGCCTGTGAAGCAATTTTAAGATTTTTTATGCCGACTGACGGAAAAAGAGTTTACAACCCTTTTGGAGGCGGTGTTCAATTTGGTTTTATTGCGGGGAGTTATGGATATGATTACGTAGCAAGCGAAATAAGGCAAAACCAATGTGACGCCAATAATGAATTATGTAAAGATTTAAAAGGAAATGCTAAATGGATTAAAAGTAACAGCGCAACCTATGAACCTGATGGAATGTTTGATTTATGTTTTATGTGTCCACCTTATTATAAAGTAGAAAAATATATTGATTACGATAATGTTATTCCAGAAGGCGAATTAAATAATTTACCGACTTATGAAGAGTTTAGAGATTCTTTATTTTCTGGCTATAAAAATGCAATTAAACATTTAAACGATAATTGTTTTTTTGTTGTAATGACAGGTGATTCGAGAGATAAAAATGGTGCTTATTATGGTAGTGAGGCAGAGCATGAATTATTCTTTAAAGATCAAGGTTTTCATATTTATAACAAAATTGTTTACCTTGAATGTGAATTTACAAGACTTGCACATGCAAAAAGAACACTTGATTATAGGAAATTTCCAAAAAGAGAACAAAAAATACTGGTATTTTATAAAGGTGATATGAAAAAAATAAAAGAATTGTACCCACCTATTGGAAGGTTATAAAATGAAAGAATATTTAGGGAAAATAACATTAATTAAAAACAAAAGAGGTGTCTATGATTTAGACACCTCGAAGGGATGTTGTAGTGGACTTGAAAATAATAAAAATGGATGTTATAATGATTGTTATGCCGCAAAAAATGCAAAAATATATGGTTATGATTTTAGTAAAACTGTTTTAAGAAAATTTGAAAGTGACAGACATAAACATAAAATCATTAAACAAATAAATAAATTTAATGTACCGTTTATAAGAATTGGTACAAGTGGTGATCCTTCAGAAAATTGGGGACATACGTTAGATATAATAAAAAAAATATTAGCTGATTATCAATTAAGTTTATTTCCTGAACAAAAAAAAGAAATAGTAATAATTACAAAACATTGGAATAAATTAACAAAAAAACAACTGAGTAAAATACGAAAATATAATATTTGTATTAATACATCCTTATCAGCATTAGATAGTAAAAAGCAATTGAAAGCACGTTTAAATCAATATAATATACTAAAAAAATATTGTAAATCAGTACTAAGAATTGTATCATGTGATTTTAATAAAAAGAATAAAAAAGGCTTAAAATTAAGTAAAATCCAGGATAAATTGTTTAAAAACGAAAATATTATAGACACTATATTTAGATGTAGTAAAAACAATATTAATGTTAAATCGGGTTTAATAAATATTGAAAAAATTAAATTCTTAAATCAGTTATGTTATGTTAGTAGATTTAATAAAAATACATATTTTGGAAAATGTAATAATTGTTTAGAACAATGTGGAATAACATAATTAGAGACATGAAAAAAAAGAAACTAAAAAGAAAAATAGCAGATTTGGAGTTAAAAGTTGAATCGTACCATACAACGCTTATTGAAATGATAGCAGGGAATGCCAGAAACATTGATAAATTAAAGGAAACTTACAGGAAGAGAATTGCAAAAATTCACAAAAGAATAAATAAATCTCATTTATATTTATCAGAAAGAATAAGAAACCAATTGCCTTATAAAATTAGGGAAATAGATTTATAATAATTAAATATAAAAAGATAAAAAATAATGACAGAAAAAGACAAAAAGATTATTGAAGATGCTGAACGTGAAGATATACCTATTTTCGTATTAACAGCTAAAGACAAATTAAGTATAAACGCATTGTCGGGATATGAAGGAGCTTGCAAAGGATATAACTGTGACCCAAATCATATACTCGGAATCGGAAGCCGTAAGATGCAGTTTGAACATTGGCAAATTAAAAACCCTGATAAAGTAAAATTACCTGATTAGAAACTAAAGCGGTGCGGGGACAAAGGTTTTACTTATATGTTTACCTTATAAACTCACTGTATTAATAATAAAACTTGACAAATCAATAATTATAGACTATATTTGCAAGATGAAATAAAAAAACAATGGAAGCAAAAGAATTAAGAATAAATAATTATTACCTATCAACAAAATTTAACACTCCGGTAAAATGTAGCATTGAAGACTTTTATAATCTTTGTGTAGATTGTGATGGAGCAGAATTAGATTCCGATATTATTGGAAATGTTTTTAAACCAATACCATTAACCGAAGAATGGCGATTGAAGGCGGGATTTGTAAACGACAAACTTAAAGCAGCACATAATACAATAATTTGGTATAATAATCATATAGGAATAAAAGGAATGTTAGGGGTTGTTAAACCAGTTGAATGTAAATATGTACATCAATTACAGAATTTATTTTTTGCACTTACTGGTACTGAACTTGATTTATAAAATAGAAGAATATGCACAAAAACAAGTAAAATTAAACAATTAAAAAAATTAACTATGAAAAATGGAATAGTAATTACAGAAGGTTACCCAAAAAGAATGCTTGTTTGGAATGACGGAGAAAAAAACCATAAAAAAGAAAGAACAGTATTATGTATGATAATAGGGTGTTTATATCCAGTAAGAGTTGTTAGCGCTCTTTCTGAAGTAGATTATATTAATAATGAACCGTTTAGTGAAACTGCATATCATTATTGTAAACCAATCCCAGAAGTCCAAAAAATGACAGTATCAGAAATATGCAAAGAACTCGGAAGAGAAATCGAAATTGTGAAATAAAATTAACTAATATGATTATAAAAAACGGAATTATAGGAAGATCAGAAAATATTGTAGTAGCTTTGTTTGGAACAGGAACAATACATATAAGAAACGGATTTACACCAAAAGAATTTGGAGATGTTACATTTGTAACTGGTGAGCCAAAAAAAATAGGTGAAGAATGGAAGTGTGATGAAAGCGAAACATGGGATAATGCACCACCTGAAATAATATTTAGATTTACAAAAACAGAATCTATCGATGTAGTAATTCACAAATTAAATAAATTAAAAGAAACAATGCTAAGTAAAGAATTTATTAATCCATCTGAATAATTAACTTTGTAAAATGAAAGCAGAAATAATTAAAACTATCGAAGACCTTATTGAAGCAAAAAATAAGGGTAAATTAAACCATCTTAGTAGTACTGTTATTGGATGTATAGCAATAGCTATAAAAAAAATTGATATTGAAAGAAAACAATTTGGAGATTTAAACACAAGGTAATGGAAACCGAAAAGAAATACACTAAAAAAGAGTTAAAAAAACTACTCACCGAGAAACAAATAATATTTTGTCACCAAATTATAATAGACTGGAACGCAACAAGATCATATCAATTCGCATATCCAGATTCAAGTTATAATGCAGCAAGGTCAAGTAGTGCCGATCTCCTAACAAATCCTAACATATTGCAATACATTGATTTAATCAAAGATGACATAGAAAAAGAATCAGGTATAACCAAACTAAGAAACTTAAAAGAACTTGCAAAAATAGCATACTCAACAATCGCACATTTACATAATACTTGGATAGAATTAAAAGAGTTTGAATCATTAACAGATGACCAAAAGTCATCTATTGAATCAATAGAAACAAAAGTTTTAAAAAAGAATGTAGTCATAAATGGAAAACCCGAAACAATAAATATTGAATTTATTAAGATTAAATTATATTCCAAAGTGCCTTCAATTGCAGAAATAAGCAAAATGTTAGGACATTATGAACCAGAAAAACACGAACACGAAATTGATGATAAACGTATTTCAAAAGTAACAGTAAACAGACCAGATGGGAGTTGAGTTAGATGTTGGTAAAAATTATGATGAACTTGATTTAAATTTTGATTGGGAAAAATCAAAGAAACAAATCAAGCAAATCTTTATCCTTGAAGGTGGTGGCGGTAGTGGTAAAACATGGGATATACTGCAATTTATAATAACATATTGTGACAATTATTTTAATTGGAATAAAGACATATTAATTGCACGTGATACTTATGCAGAATGTAAGAAAACCGTGATGAAGGATTTTTTTAAAATTCTTAAAAGACACGGAATATACAAAAAAAAGAATCATAAAGAATCACACCCGCAATCATATAATTTATATGGAAATGATATATTTTTTAGTGGATTAGATAGTGAAGGAGCACATGGCGAAAGACATGATTTTGTTTATATTAATGAAATATTAGGTACTGATTGGAATGATATAAAGCAAATTAATCAAAGATGTAATGAAGTTTTAATAGGAGATTACAATCCGGC